ATCATGAGATTTGTTTTGATGCTCCAAATATTGTAAGAGTTGGAAGAGATTTATTATATCAAGTGAGTAATTCAGGAAACATGAAAGGCTTTAAGTGGTTAAAAAGATTATTAGAGCCAATGGGTTATAGATTACATTACAGTGAACTTTATAGTTTTGCACACTTTGATAGCACTATAGTTCCACTAAGACCTGGATTAGTATTAATGAATAGTTCAAGAGTAACACCAGATAATTGCCCTGAAATATTTGCTAAGTGGGATAAAATTTGGTTTGATGATTGTGTAGTTCAAGGAAGTAAACTAGCAGATGAAGGTTACATGCCACCCTGTTCACCTTACATTGGTATGAACTTACTAAGTGTAGATGAAAATACTGTAATCTTAGACTCTGCACAAGAACCTCTGATGAGGGAATTAGACAAGTACGGTATAGATAGTGTACCTGTACAGTTCCGTCACTCTATGACGCTCTCTGGCGGCATACATTGTGCTACATTAGACTTAAGACGTAAAGGTACATTAGAGAACTATTGTGATTGAATACGGAAATATTAAAGTCGATATACCTCATGCTCAACTTGAGAATATAAGATTTGAAGATTATTTCCAATGCTACCAGCAATATGAAAAATTAGAAAAATATTACAACGAATATAATAGTAGTATTTGGCAAATGTTTGAAGAGTCTCCACAATGGGTACATGATTTTGCTGATAAAATACCACAAGGATTTGATCATCATGTTGTAAGTGTAATAAAAATATTACCAGGAAATACTATTCCACATCATGTTGATAAGCATTTTAAATTAAAGCAGGAACATGGTGACGGAGAAGGATACAGGTATTTAATTTTTTTAGAAGATTGGAAAAGAGGACATTATTATGAAATACATGATCAACCTTTTACAAAATGGAAAAAGGGAGATTGGGTAAAGTTTGGTAGTGATGATTGGCATATAGCAGGTAATATGGGAGATGAACCTTTTTACTCTGCACAAGTTACGGTATTATACAAATGATAAAAGGTAATGTTGATCTTTCCTGGTTAGACGAAAGAGAATTATATCTTACAAAATTTGTTGAAGAAACAAATACTATATGGTCAGGCGGATATTGGAAGGACAATAATATGGCAATTCCAGATTATCCTACAGATGGTCCTATAGTATTACAAACATATGACGAACATGCTCCTTCCTGGGCACACAAAGTAAAAGAAATGTTTTCGTTTGTAAATTATTCTTTAGTGACAGTTAATTGTGTAAAACCAGGTAGATTTATAGGCCCACATGTAGATAAATTTTTTAGATTAAAGGATTTAGCAAAATTAAATAAATGGGACATAGAAGGAAAAACACCAGTTAGAGTGAATGTGTTTCTACAAGATAAGATTATGGGTCATTTTTTAGAAATAGAAAATCACTCTTTTCCTGAATACAGTAAAGGCGATTACACTTATATTTTAAAAGATCAAGTACATTGTGTTAGTAATGTTAGTAATATAAATAGATATACATTACAAATAACAGGTTACGCAAAAACAGAGGACATAACATGAGAATATTCATAACAGGAGCAGACGGTTTTATAGGTCAGCATATGGTTGAAAGACTTAAAGACAATCATGAATTGGAATTTTTAAAAGAAGATTTAAGAGACCATGCCAAAGTTGCTATGCAGGTTTCAACATTTGATCCAGAAATTATTGTACATTTGGCCGCTAGGACAGAGGTAGAAGATAGTTTTTATGAGCAAATTACATTTAGCGAAATTAATTATGTTGGAACTGTAAACTTAATTGAGATCGCGGCAAACTTACCCAACTTGAAGAATTTTGTTTTTGCAAGTACAATGGAAGTATATGGATGGCAACCTATAAGTGATTTGATTAGAGATGGTAAGGAGGAAGGTATCATTGCATTTAATGAAAGTACACCACCAAATCCAAATGCTCCTTACGCCGTTGCAAAATATGGTTGTGAAAAATATTTAGAATATGCTCATAGAAGTTATGGATTACCATTCACAGCAATACGTCAAACAAATGCTTATGGTAGAAAAGATAATGACTTTTTTGTTACAGAACAAATTATAACCCAAATGCTTAAAAATCCAAAAGAGATTAATCTAGGATATGGTGAACCATACAGAAACTTTATCTATATTGATGATCTATTAGATGCATGGGAAACAGTAATTACAAATCCAGAACAATGTGCTGGAGAAATATTTTGTATAGGTCCTGACAATGCAATTAAAATTAAAGACTATGTACAACTTATTGCTAGTAAGATTGGTTGGAAAGGACATGTAAATTGGAATACTAAACCAAAACGTCCTGGAGAAATTTATCTTCTTAATAGCACAAATCATAAAATTACTTCTAGATTAGGTTGGACTCCTAAGGTCGGACTTAGTGAAGGATTGGATAGAACTATTGCTATTTGGAAGAATATCATTGAAAAAAAATTACCTCATAACGTAGATAGAAAATTTTCTAAAGGTAAAAATTAGTTCTTGACAAACTCTTGAATTTTGCTATACTAGTGATATTATTACTAGGAGTGGCAAATGGACCTATACATAGCATTTTTACTTTTTATACTTGCGAATAGTTTATATTTCTATAGATTGGGCCGAAAAGAAGGCTTAATGGAAGGAAAATTTACTGGCATGATAAGTATTGTTCAGTTCTTGAAGGAAAAACATGTCCTTAAAGATAAAAAAGATATAATAGGATACGACAGGTGGCCTGAAGCAATAAAGACAATTTATGTTACACCTAATCCTGATTTATTTGAAGACTGAGACACTACATATATGGCAAGACGAAAGAAACAAAGATCAATATACGTTACCAAAGAACCAGAGTGGAAAACTCTATGTTTATTAACTGATCCTGAAGAACAAGAAAAAGCATTCAGAAGTTGTGAGTATTTTGTTAGGACAGAAATCCCCCGTAAGAAAGTTATAGATGCCTGCAAAAAATGGATAAGAGATGCATCAGGATGGAGTAAAGAGGAAATTAAATTAGTACTTGCAAACCCAGAATGGTCTTTTAGTGCCGCAGGGTTGTCTTGTTATGTTTGGTCAAGATTAGGTTACATGCCTGAGTCCATAGAAATCCATTATCAGGAACGAAGAAAGGAAGAATGGCTTCAACGTGGTAAGAAAGCAATAAGTGAAAAGAAAGATAAAGTAAAAGATAATCCTAAAAAAGTTATAAGCATTCAAGAGCGAATGAAAATGCAAGTGGAAGGACTTTGTGCAGATTGGGAATTTAAAATTGACTGCTTAACTGAAGGGACATTAAATCTTAAGGATTTTGATCCTTATAAAAATATGTTAGTATATCAACCAGAAATAAAGGCCGCTCATGCTAAACTTATTAAAGAAGACTTTGCACCAGGCTATCAAGAAGCATTAGAGGTTGTGGAATGGCAGGACCCAGATATTAAGGAAGGATATGCACATCTTACTGTAAAGCAACGTAAGGAATTTTTAGAATTCTTTAAAAAGATTAATACAGCATGTGATACAATTATAGAAACTAAAAAAACTACAAGGAAGGCTCGTAAACCTAAAGCAAGAAGTAAAGAGTCCATTATTAAAAAAATGAAGTATCAGGTAAATGATAGTGAATTAGGAATAGCAAGTTTACATCCTACTGAGGTTGTTCATGCTAATGAAATTTGGGTTTACAATACTAAAACAAGAAAGATAGGTGTTTACCACGCAAGGAATAAAGATCCACGTGGTATGGGTAGAGATGGATTAATGGTTAAAGGTACTACTATACAAGACTTTTGTGAAGAAACCAGTTTACAAAAAACACTTAGAAAACCCAAAGAGCAAATATCAAATTGGACTGGCAAAGCAAAAACAAAATTTGCAAAAGCATTTGATGAGGTTAAAACTACTCCTATTAAACTAAATGGCAGAATGAATGAAAATACTATCATACTTCAGGTATTTTAATTCAAATTTAGATAAATAGTAGTATGGCACAAGATCAAATAGGATATAAAAGCAGAGAAGAACTTATTAAAGAGTTACAACTTCGTCTGGCTGACGGCATAGTTGATGTAGAATTAGATAGAGAACACTATGACGTTGCAATAGATAAAGCAGTTGGCATCTATAGACAGTTAAGTGCTGGTTCTGTAGAAGAAAGTGTTATATTTTTTAATACAGAAGTAGATGTTACAGAATATACATTACCAGATGAGGTAATGGAAGTTCGTAGACTTTATCGTAGAGGTATAGGTACTAATACAGGTGGTACTAACTTTGACCCTTTTGATGTTGCATTCAACAATATGTACATGTTACAAGCAGGACAAATTGGCGGACTTGCAGTATTTGATGCCTTTTCACAATATAAAGAAACTTTAGGACGTATATTTGGTGCAGAATATAACTTCCTTTGGAATAGAAATACTAAACAACTTAAAATTTTAAGAAATGTAAGGCACGAAGAAGAAGTTGCTGTAGGTGTTTATAATTTTATTCCTGAAAGTATTCTACTCAGAGATGTTTATGCTTGTAATTGGCTAGGATCATATGCTCTTGCAATGGGCAAAATGATGTTAGGAGAAGCAAGAAGTAAATATACATCAGGCTTACCAGGAGCCGGTGGTGCAATACAGTTAAATGGTGAAACATTAAAAACAGAAGCACAAACAGAAATGCAAAATCTTAAAGATAGCATACATAACTACGAGGAAGGCAATATTCCACTTAACTTTGTAATAGGATAATGATAATAGGCATAACAGGTTTTATAGGCAGTGGCAAAGATACAGTAGCCAAAATGTTTGTAGAACGTGGTTGTGTTCAAGATAGTTTTGCCGCTCCCTTAAAAGATGTTTGTTCAAGTATATTTGGTTGGGACAGATCTATGCTGGAAGGTGATACTGTTGAAAGCAGAGACTCACGTGAAACTCCTGATTTATTTTGGAGCAAAAAATTGGGTGTACCTAACTTTACTCCTAGGCTGGCATTACAATTAATGGGTACAGATGTTTTAAGAAACCATTTTGATCAGGATATTTGGCTTAATAGTTTAGAATATCGCATTAGAAAACAAAATTTAGATTCACCATGTACTGTAATAAGTGATGCTCGGTTTAGAAACGAATTGGATCTTATTAAAGGCATGGACGGAAAAATTATTTGGGTACAACGTGGAGAGTTACCTGAATGGTATGAAACGGCAAGTCAGGCTCATAATAACGTTGTTAGCAGAAAAATAATGGAAACAAAATACAGAGACGTACACGAAAGTGAATGGAACTGGGCAGGATATCCTGTAGACTATATAATTAAAAATAATGGTACATTAGAAGAACTTTCTAAACAGGTTGACAGTATAAGAGACTGGCAAACTGGAGAGTTTAAAGAATCCTTGCATATAATATAATACCTGCTAATACCTAGCAATTCCTTAAATACGCAATAATTCACTTTTTAGATAAATAAAGGTAATACGACAGTATTGTACAATACATATAGGAGAATAAAATGGCAACATTAACATCACCTGGAGTAAGTGTAACAGTATCAGATGAGAGTTTTTATGCTCCTGCTGGTTCTGGTAGTGTGCCTCTAATCGTAATTGCAACAGCACAGGACAAAGCAAGTCCAGACGGTTCAGGCATTTCTGCATATACAACTTCAGCAACAGCCGGAAAACTTTACCAAGTTTCTAGCCAAAGAGAATTATTACAAAATTATGGTAATCCAGTTTTTAAATCAAGTGGATTAACACAATTACACGGTAATGAGCAAAATGAATACGGTCTTTTATCAGCATATAGTTTCTTAGGTATAGCCAATAGTGCATACGTTTTAAGAGCAGATATTGATTTAAATGACTTGACAGCATCAGCATCAGCACCAACTTCTAAACCTGCAAACGGTAGTTATTGGTTGGACACATCATCATCTGTAATAGGTGTTAAAAAATGGGACGGTTCTAACTGGGTAAAACAAACAGTCAAAGTACCAGCAAGTAATGACTTAACTACTGGAGATGTTCCAAAAGCATCATACGGTATCAAAGACGATTTTGCAGTAGTATATTTTAATACTGCAGGAGCAACTAAGGCTGATATCAAAGTTTACCAAAAAACTAGCGACACAAATTGGGACGTCATTGGTGATTCAGGTTGGACAACAAGAACCTCATCAGCAGATTTCCAAATTGGTGATCACAGTGACTTACCTTCAACAAGACAAGGTGGTGGTTCACTAGTATCAGGCGACATATTCTTACAACAGAATTCATTAAGTAATGGTACAGATTTTAAAATTAAATTATACAACAGTGGTACAGGACTATTTACAGATCAAACTGTATATGCAAGAAAGGCAATGTCAGACGCATTTGGTTCCTCATATCATGGTGCAAGTCCAGTAGTTGGCGACTTATTTGTTGATGTAGCAGGAGTAGGACAAGACAATGACTATGCTTGGTTTACACCTAAAAGACACAACGGTAACAGCAGTATTAGTGCAGAAAGTAGTTCAGCATTAGACGGTTCTGAAGTTGTTGTATCCGCACACGCAACTAAAGTAAGTATGATTTTACAAATTAATGATGGTTCTAACATCAATGTAACATTTAGTACAGATACAGACTCTAACGGTAATGCTAGTGTAGATGATATGGTAATAGATATTAATACAGCAATAGCGGCCGCAGATGCAAACGCGACTAACTCTACAAATGTTATAGCATCAAACAATAGTGGTAAACTAAAAATTGAAAATAGCGATGGTAAAGACATATTGCTTATGGCAGGTAATGTTTCTGGATTTGGTCCAGCACAACTTAACCTAACAGCAGACGTTCCATACAGTAACTTTGAAGCATTAAGTTTCACAGCAAGTGCAACAGAACTTACAGGTTCACTCGCAGACGGTATGTTATGGTATGATGCAAGTGTTAGCACATCTTCAGTTGACTTACTATATAACAACGCAGGTTCATGGGCAACTTATACAGGTGATGTACAAGTTAAGTCTACACAACCTACAGCACAAAGTGACGCAGGTTCATTACAAACTGGTGATATTTGGATTGACGGTAGTGATTTAGAAAACTATCCTAAAATTTACAAGTATAGTTCTGCAAATGAATGGGTACTAGTAGATAACAAAGATCAACTTACACCAGCAGGTATAGTATTTGGTGACTTTAGAGCAAGTTCAAGTGGTGCACTTATAAGTGAAGCAAACGGACTTCCATCACCTACATTATATCCTAGCAATATCCTTGCATGGAACAAAATGGCTAGTGGTGGTAATGTTAAGAAATACGATAGTGCTTCTGGACTATGGAAAGACTTCAGCGGTAACAAAGCAGACGGCTCACCTCACATGTTGAGAAAGGCACAAAGAAAAGTTGTTGTTACAGCATTACAGTCTGCTAATAGTAGCAACCAAGATATCAGAAACGAAACAAATCGTTTTAACATTGTAGCAGTTCCAGGATATCCTGAACTAGCAGACGAAATGGTATCACTTGGCACAGATCGTAAAAATACTGTATTTAGTGTTATAGATGCGCCATTAAGATTGGCCGCAGACGCAACAAGTACTTCTAACTGGATTAATAATAATGCAGTTACAACTGAAAACGGTGAGGACGGATTAGTTTCAAGTTCACCATATGCGGCTGTTTACTATCCACATGGATTATCTAGTAACCTAGATGGTTCTAGTGTTATGGTTCCAGCATCTCATATGGCATTAAGAACATTAGCATTTAATGACCAGGTGGCATTCCCATGGTTTGCACCAGCAGGTTTCCAAAGAGGATTAGTTAATAATGCTTCTGGAACAGGTTATCTTGATAGTGTTAGTAATGAGTTTGTACCAGTTGCATTAAGCGAAGGACAAAGAGATAGTCTTTACACTAATAAGATGAACCCAATTGGAAACTTCCCAGGAAGAGGAATTGCAGTATTTGGACAAAAAACTCTAAACCCAGTATCAAGTGCATTGGATAGAGTGAATGTTGCAAGACTAGTAGTTTATCTAAGAGAACAATTAGATGACGCAGTTAAGCCATTCTTGTTTGAACCAAACGATGAAGTAACAAGAGCAAATGCTAAAGTAGTTGTTGATAGACTACTTGGTGAACTTGTTTCTCAACGTGGTTTATTTGATTTTGTTACTGTTTGTGACACAACAAATAATACAGCGGCAAGAATAGATAGAAACGAATTGCATATAGACGTAGCAATACAGCCTGTAAAAGCAGTTGAATTTATCTACATTCCGATTAGAATCCAAAATACATTGGGACAAACAGGTTAAGTTATACTTTAACTAAAAAAAAGGGCGGTTTTTCTGCCCTTTTTTATGAGCAAAATAAAGTACGCAGTTAACCTTTTTTGGCTCAAAGTGATAAATATTTGTATATTAAAAGTTCGTTAGGAGAACAATATGGCAGTATCAAGTGCAACAACAGAAACTAAAAGTAAATTTGGTGTTCCAGTAACAGGTAATACCGGTTCAGGCGTTTTAATGCCTAAACTAAAATATAGATTTAGAGTTAGTTTTTTAAACAATTTTGGTGGTAGTGCTGAAACTAAAGTTTTAACACAAAACATCCAATCTGTAACTAGACCTAAGATCTCTTATGAAGAGCAGGTAATTGATAGTTACAACTCTAAAGTATATGTACAAGGTAAACATACTTGGGAACAAATTAACGTTACAATTCGTGATGATATTACAAACCAAGTAGCAAAACAAGTTGGTGCTCAAGTACAAAGACAGTTAAATCACTTCCAACAATCAAGTCCAGCATCTGGTAGCGATTACAAATTTGACATGCAGGTAGAAATACTAGACGGTGTCAATGCAGGTGCTACTGAAGTTTGGTTCCTTGAAGGATGTTTCTTAACTAATGTAGACTACAGTGATGGCGACTATAGTGCAGGTGACCCTGTACAAGTTATCTTACAGGTTAGATACGATAATGCAATCCACTTTGAAGGTGATAATGACATTAATGGTAGAACTGTAAGCGGTAACCCATTCCCTGAAACAGTGAGCACAAACAATACCGTATTAGGTTAATATTTAAGGAGTTAATCCTTAATGGAGTTTTGGAAATCAGGTACAGGACGGAAGTTCTTTTTAAAGGACTTCCGTAATGCCGAGCAATTCAAGCCTGATATTGCTCCACCTAGGCAAAAATTTCAAGGATATGTAAATTTTATTATCAATAGAAGACTTATTTCTATGATGGATGATACGTCTGCATTTAGAACAAGGATATCCTCATTAGTAAGAACAGCAACTTTACCAGAAGTAAACTTTGTTACAGAAATAAAAAATTCCTTTAATCGTAAAAAAATTATTCAAACGGGTGTTGAACATTCACCAGTAAGTATGGTGGTGATGGATACCGTTCAAAACGAATGGTTAACATTATTTATGAAATACTATTCATACCATTACATGAATCCAAGAAATAAATTTGAGGGTACATCCAGAGATACTTCTTTTATAGGTGGTGACACACACGGAGGATTTCAGAAATCTAAATTTGGAAAGCAAGGCGACGAAGTAACAAAAGGATATCAATGGAGTAGTAACGATTTCGGTTTAGACTTAGGTGTTACTAAAAACTTTTTTGAAAGAATAGATATGATACTGTATCACGGAAATAAAGGTGTACAGTATTCATTGTTTAATCCTATGATGAAAGGATTTTCTGCAAGTGAAATAGATTATTCTGCTAGTGATATTATGGATTTTAAAATTGATTTTGAATACGAAAATATGACTACTAGTAATGTTTATAACTTTGATTTGAGCGAACAAGATGTTGCACGTTTTGAAAACATGGCAGGAGTTAAACTACCTGGTATAGGTAATAATAGAAAACCAAAATCATTAGACGAGCAGGTTACTAATATATTAGATGACAGAAAAAGAACACAACAACCTAAGACAGGTGGAGATAGTGGTGTAGATAATTTATTGCAAACAGATAAAATGTTTGATGATAGTAGTATATTAGTAAGTGAATTAGATCCTACCGCAAACACAAACATTCTTTATTCACAAAAAGATGGTGGATATACAAATTTTGATAGCGAAAGTAGTTTCTTTGAGGACAATCCTTTTGGAAGAATTATAGATAGAGGATTGGCCGCATTAGTAAATGGACAAGATACTAGTGATATTCTTAAACAAGCATTAACAGATGAAATTAATTTTGCTATAACAAATCCAAAAGGAGAACCTGATTTATTTACAAGAGTAAAATCTGGAAGTGAAAGTGATAAACAGAATGAATCAGGTAATGGAAATGAAAGTGATGATAGTGGAACTGGCGGCGGTACTACAGGCGGAGGTGCATAATGTCTACGTCTTTGTATAATACATTTGGAAACGAAATAGAATACAAAGTATTGCAATCTACTTTAGTTACCTTTTTAGAAAATGCAACTATAAAATTTCCATTGCCAGAAGCCAGTTCTCAAATACTAGGTGACCTAGCAACTAATAGTGCAGAGTCTATTAATGGTCCAATGTTAGAACAAGTATTTTTAAGATTGCAAAAATTAGGTTTTAAAGAAGCAAATGCTAGAGCTCTTTCTGTAGTTTTACTTAAAGTTGCAGAACAGCAAAACATGTCTCCAATAGATTTCTTTTCTATAAACGAACATACACTTAATATTACTAAACAGGCATACGATGCCATAAATGAACTAAGACCAAATGGCAATAGAGTAAATCTAGTTACTCCTAAAAATAATTCTAAGAGTCCTGTTAATAAATTAATCAAGTCGTAACATGTCTAAGTTTCAGCAAGGTTTGTACGAAGTAGCAAATGCTTCCAAATTTGTGGGAACCAAAGCACCTAAATATAGAAGTAGTTGGGAGT